CTGCAAGTCTTTTTCTTGCTCTGCCAGCTTCTTCTGGTGGATAATGATCTGCAAAGCTTCTTGCTCTACAGACCCAGATGAAAAAAGCTTAGTAAAGATTGGCGGGTTCTTGCGTTGTTGCTCTGCTCTGCCAAGATCAGCAGCAAAGCCATACCACTTGCCAAGCTGACCAGCCACATCTTCTAGTTCACGACCCGCGTAAACCATCTTACGGACAAGATTAAAAGCCTGTGTGGCCCCCGCAATAGCTGTAAATGGGTCAATCATGTCTTTCTCCCCCTACCAACAACGATGTATGGCGGACAGAAGTGCTTCCAAGGAACCCTGACCTTGGCTGGATACTGATAATAGAACTGTGAAACTTCTCTAGGGCACCTGTACTCACAGGTCTGATGCAGCCCTATAGTCGGACTTTGACTAGCTAATATCGCTGTTAGGGCGCAGATGAACATATCCCATGCCTATCTCCCCCTATTTTTCTGCAAGTTTATCTATTTTGGCTTCTAGCCTTACAAGATGATCGACAACTCTCCCAAGTTCTCCAGAATGATCTTCTCGCTTTACATAGTTTTCCCTTGTCATGTTCAATAATATGTTGAGACGTTTAACCTCAGATGCGATTTGATTGGCCCACCACCCTATAGGCAGGACCACAAAAGTTAGCACGATGTTCCAAATCAACATGTTATCCATGCCTTTGTTTTACAGGAATATAATATTTGTTTCAATACGGACGTTGGGGTAAACAATACTGGGGCACCCCTCCCAATGCCCTAGTCGAGGTGTGGCGGCTTCCCCCAAGCTGCCCACCTCGACACTAGACCGCCGGGAATTAAAATGATAAGTTACCCACAAGCAACGCTTATGGAGCGCACATGGCTGTAGAAAAACCCTTAGTTCCTTCTGATTTAGAGATAGAGACAGATCCTACAGAAGAAGAACTTACTATCGAAGTTATAAACCCAGAAGCTGTGTCTATGGAGACCGAGGATGGTGGGGTTATAATTGATTTTGAAGGTGGCTTGTCTGAGCAACTGGTAGGCCAAGACCATGACTCTAACCTTGCCGAATTTATTGACGAGTCTGATTTAGAGGCTATGGCTTCTGAGTTAGTATCTGATTTTGAATCAGATCGTGAGTCCCGTGCTGATTGGGCTAGAGCGTATGTAAAAGGCTTAGACCTTCTTGGCATGAAGATTGAGGAGCGCCAGCAGCCTTGGGCGGGTGCGTCTGGGGTATTTCACCCCGTGCTTACTGAAGCTGTTGTACGGTTCCAAGCACAGGCTATGGGGGAGTTATTCCCCGCTTCAGGCCCTGTTAAAAGCAAGATTATGGGTAAGCTTACTCCAGAAAAGTTTGATCAAGCTGAACGTGTGCAGAATGAGATGAACTACCTCTTAACGGAAGAGATGACAGAATACCGCGACGAGATGGAGCAAATGTTATTTAAGCTCCCGCTAGCGGGATCTGCGTTTAAGAAGGTATACTACGATCCGCTTATGGATAGACCTTGTGCGGTGTTTGTACCTTCAGAAGAGTTCGTTGTGTCCTATGGGGCGACAGACCTGATGACATGCCCACGATATACGCATGTTATGAAGAAAACAGAGAACGAGATATTAGAACTGCAAGTCGCAGGCTTCTACAGGGATGTGGAGCTACCCGCCCCTTCGCCTGATTTTTCTGATATACAAGAAAAATATGACGAGCTTGACGGTGAGAGCGCGGTTCTTGAAAATGACGATAGGCATACAATTCTTGAGATGCATGTGACCATGAACATGCCCGAAGGGTTTGATGATTCTGATGAGATAGCACGGCCTTATGTAATAACTATAGACAAGTCGTCACGCGAGATATTGTCTATACGCAAGAATTGGTACGAAGATGACGTTAAAAAGAAAAAGCGCCTACACTTTGTTCACTACCGTTATCTTCCGGGCCTTGGGTTTTATGGAACGGGGCTTATTCATCTTATTGGTGGCCTTGCTAAGTCGGCTACCTCTATCCTTCGTCAGTTGGTTGATGCTGGCACACTGTCGAATTTGCCAGCAGGGCTCAAAGCTCGCGGTATGCGTATTAAGGGGGACGACACTCCTCTTATGCCGGGTGAATTTAGGGATGTGGACGTACCGGGCGGTGCCATACGTGACTCGATTACGTTTATCCCTTACAAAGAGCCATCAAGCGTATTGTACTCTTTACTTGGAAATATTGTCGAAGAGGGACGCCGAATTGGCTCAGTCGCAGACATCCAAGTAGGAGATATGAACGCACAGGCACCCGTGGGCACAACTCTTGCCCTCTTGGAGCGGTCGATGAAAGTGATGTCTGGTGTACAGGCTCGCCTTCATGCTGCCTTGAAAAAAGAGTTACGACTACTATCCAAGATCGTGCATGATTACATGCCTGATGAGTATGCTTACGAAGTTGACGGAGACTTCAGCAGAAAAGCCGATTTTGACAAACGTATAGACGTTATACCTGTGTCTGATCCTAACGCTGCCACTATGGCACAGCGTATAATGCAGTATCAGGCGGCGTTACAGTTAGCGCAGCAGGCACCACAACTATACGATATGGGTAAGTTACACCGGCAAATGCTAGAGGTTCTTGGCATCCAAGACGCGGGTGACTTAATTAAGCTTCCAGAAGACATCAAGCCTTCTGACCCTGTGACTGAGAACATGATGATCTTGAAACAAGAGCCGGTCAAAGCGTTCAAGTATCAAGACCATGAAGCTCACCTAGCAGTGCATATGGCGGCGGCGCAAGATCCAAAGATTATGCAGATGGTAGGGCAGTCTCCGTTTGCGCAAGTGATACAGCAAGCAATGGCCGCGCATATTACAGAACATGTTGCATTCCAATACCGTAGAGAAATGGAGAAGATGCTAGGGGTTGAGATGCCTAACGAAGATCAACCATTGCCAGAAGATGTTGAGGTAGAGATCTCCAGATTGGCTAAAGATGCCGCAGAGAAGCTCCTCAAGAAAGATCAGGCAGAGGCGGCGCAGCAGCAAGCACAGGCGCAGCAGCAAGATCCTGTTGTTCAGATGCAGCAACAAGAGTTGCAATTAAAGGCGCAAGAGCTTCAGCATAAGATGCAAACAGACATGGCTAAACTTCAGCTTGAAGCTGAAAAGATTAAAGCCACTAATCAAAGAGAAGGGGCCAAGCTGGGAGTTAAGCTGGCAACGGATCTTGATAATTCCCAACGTGCGGATCAGCAGGCTGGGGCGAAACTGGGAGTTGAATTAGCAAAGGAGTTAGGTAAGGGGGATGGATGATACAGTTATTGCGCTAATTAAGCGTAGTATCACCGACTATAAGGTAGAAATAGAACAGTTCTTGGCAAGCGGCCAAGCGCAAACTATGGATGCTTATAGTAGACTTGTCGGGAGATATGAGGCTTTAAAGTTACTTGAAGCCGATTTAAGTGAACTAGAGCAAAGATTTATTGCAGATTAAGTCTGTTTGTTCTATTTCGTAATTGGGGGCTTCGCGGGTGGTCCGCGCAAGGTTTCTGTGAACCTTAATCACTGCAAGGTATATAAAATGTATAAAGACGAAAAAGTAACTGAAGAAAAAGTAGCGACTCAGTTACCAGAACCTAAAGGCTACAAAGTTCTCATCAGCACAGTTGAAGTAAACGAGAAGACCGAAGGCGGGGTATATATGCCTGATCAATTGCGTCAGGCTGAAGAAACCGCGTCTATTATAGGGTTTGTTATGAAAACTGGGCCAGATGCGTATTCTGATAAAGACAGATTTCCAAACGGAGCCTACTGCAAAGAAGGTGACTTTGTAATATTTAGATCTTATTCAGGAACAAGGTTTAAAATTCACGGCAAAGAATTTAGGCTTATAAACGACGACACAGTTGAGGCGGTTGTCGAAGATCCACGGGGGTACACACGGGTATGAATAATTTGGCAGATAAAGCAGAGCTTACGGAACAAGATCTTGAAAACGAATCACCTGCAACACAAGATGTTGTGGATGAATCTTTTGAAATAGAGGTTTCTGATGAGGCTCCTGAAACAGAGGCAAAGCCCGCTAAACCAGAAAAAGAAGCGGCGGATTCTTCTGATGCGGAGATAGAAGAGTATACCGCAGGTGTACAGAAGCGTATTGATAAGCTTACAAAGCAATATCGTGACGAAGAGCGCGCTAGACAAGAAGCGTTACAACTCCAAGAGGAGGCCCTTCGATACGCGCAACAAGTTAAATCTGAGAATGAAAAGCTTAGAAAAACTATTGAGCAGGGCGAAGAAACGCTTATAGGGCAGGCTAAAGGGCGTATCGAGGCCCAGTTAGACAAGGCAAAAGCAGCTTACAAAGCCGCGTATGAGTCTGGAGATCCCGATGCTCTTATAGCAGCGCAAGAACAGCTAACCGCGCTAAAAGTAGAGTCGGATAGGGTTAATAACTATAGACCCACCCCCAGACCTGCACCTCAACCCACGCCGCAGTATACACAGCCTACTGCGCGGGCTAATAAACCTGACGAGAAAGCTTTGGAGTGGGGTAAAAGAAACACTTGGTTTGAAAAAGATCCCGAGATGACCGGCTACGCTTATGGTGTACATCAGCGGCTTGTGCAATCAGGGATTGATCCGAGAAGCGATTCTTACTATGATGAAATAGACAAGGCCATGAAAAAGGTCTTTCCAGATAAGTTTGACGATGGGAAAATTGAGGACGAAGCACCCCAACGTCAGGCAGGCTCCGTGGTCGCCGCACCGTCAAGAACGACGAAGAAGCCACGCACAGTGCGATTAACCTCAACACAGGCCTCTCTCGCCAAGCGGCTTGGGCTTACTAATGAGCAATATGTGGCGCAGTTAATGAAGGATCAATCCAAATGAGTAACAGAACTTCACGCAGTAATAGTGACCGCGATGCGGTCAAGCGCAAAGTGTCATGGGAAAGACCTACTATGTTACCAACCCCCGAACCCCGTGCTGGCATTAGCTATCGCTGGATTCGCACTTCTACTTTGGGGAATACGGATAACAAAAATGTCTCTTCCAGATTTCGTGAAGGGTGGACACCTGTTCGTAAAGAGGAGCATCCAGACCTCCAAGTTATTTCTGATATCGACTCACGATTTCAGGATGGCATTGAGGTAGGTGGTTTATTGCTTTGCCAAAACGCCACTGAACAAGTTGAGGCTAGGGTTGAAAAGCAGTTGGAAATGGCACAAAGCCAGATGCAAGCTGTGGACAATTCTTATCTGAAACAATCAGATCCTCGTATGCCCGTTTTAAACCCAGAGCGGAGTACGAGAACTTCATTTGGCAAGTAACCTTTTGGGGAGCTTGTCGCAACTTAAACTCTAGGAGTATGAGAGAATGGCTACTACAGCAGCTCCCTACGGCTTAAAACCTGTGCGCCGCGCAGACGGAATGCCGTATGCTGGTGCGACCAATCAGTATCTCATTGACCCCGCTGGAGAAGCAACAAACCTATTTTATGGGCAAGTTGTTATCATTGGGGCTGATGGTTACATCGCACTCGCAACTGGTTCAGGTTCAGACCTGACATCTAACAGCATCTCAGGAACAACAGGCGTTGGCGCTATTGGCGTTTTCGTTGGTTGTGAGTATGTAAATTCTTCGGGCCAAACGGTTCAAGCACAGTATTATCCATCTGGAACTTCCAATGGTGATGCTATTAAAGCGTATGTTGTTGACGATCCAAACGTACTATTCCAAGCACAGCTTGATGGTGCAGGAGCGCAAACAATTATCGGTACAAACACATTCTTTGCAGCAGTGCAGTCTACCTCAACTGGTAATACCACGACAGGTAACTCTACATCTGCATTGGACGCTACGGTAAAAACTGCCGCAGCGGCGTTTCGTATTGTTTCACATGTGTCAGATGCTGCTGATGCGTTCCCAGATGTACTTGTAAAGTTCAATCCGGGCGCTCACCAGATGACCAATAACGTAGGCTTATAAGGAGGTTAAATCATGGCTATTTCACGCGCCCAGCTCCTTAAAGAGCTGTTACCGGGTCTGAATGCATTGTTTGGTTTGGAGTACGGCAAGTACGAAGACGAACATGCTGAGATCTATGAAACTGAAACTTCAGAGCGTAGCTTTGAAGAGGAAGTTAAATTGAGCGGATTTGGAGCTGCCCCTGTGAAAGCAGAAGGTGCTTCAATTTCTTATGATAACGCACAGGAATCATTCACTGCGCGTTACAACCATGAGACTGTTGCAATGGGCTTTTCTATCACAGAAGAGGCTATGGAAGACAATCTTTATGATTCGCTCTCTGCTCGTTATACTAAGGCTCTTGCCCGTGGTATGGCGTACACAAAGCAAACAAAGGCTGCTTCTTTGTTGAACACAGGCTTCACCACCTTTAATTCAGGTGATGGCGTTACTTTGTTTAGCACAGCGCACCCAACCGTTGAGGGCACCACTAACGCTAACCGCCCTACAACTGATGCTGACTTGAATGAAACTTCGCTTGAGCAAGCTGTTATTGATATCGCTGCGTTCACTGATGAACGTGGCTTGTTGATTGCTGCTCGCCCTCGTAAGCTGATCATTCCACCAGCATTGATGTTTGTTGCAACTCGCTTGTTGGAAACAACTCTGCGTGTTGGTACAGCAGATAATGATATCAACGCACTTAACTCAAACGGGTCTATCCCAGAGGGTTATGCGGTGAACCACTATCTGACAGACAATGATGCCTTCTTCATCACAACTGATGTGCCTAACGGCATGAAGCATTTTGTCCGTACTGCTATGCAAACAGGCATGGATGGTGACTTTGACACTGGTAACGTGCGCTACAAAGCGCGTGAGCGTTACAGCTTTGGTGTATCAGATCCATTGGGAATCTACGGTTCTCGCGGAGCATAAAGTATGCTATAAGG